CCACTTGGTCGGCTGTAGGTTCAAGTATATTAAGTGGACCATTACCTTTATTGGTTTTGTATCCGACTGTCATTTCAGGGTATTTTGCCTGTAGTGTTTCAACAACCGTTTCGATTGGATTATCATCGCTTATTTCAGCATTATCCATTTCGCCATATACAAACTTAGAATACTTGGTATCAAAGACACCTTTAATAGCCGTTGAATATTGTAAGGTTTTATTGTCGGTCATAGCCGTTTCATATTTACCTTTAAATCCATTAGCCAGTTCTAAATCAGTAGTTAACTTGTCGATTGCTTTTTGTTTCTCGTCAGCAGATGAATTAAACGTATCAGCATAGTTTTTAAGCCCTGCTACATCTTTAACATCTCCTAGTCCTAATTCAGAGATAATCTTCGCCTCAGCCTTAGTAACAGCATCTAGCGTTAATTGTTCCATATTAGGTTTCTTACTTGCTACAATAGGATTTACATAGTCAGAATCAATTGAGGCTTTTAAACCTGCAATATCTAACTTTCCATCCTTTGTAAACTTCTCTACTGCTTTTGTTAAATCAAACATATTACTCCTCCTTGAAAGTGTGAGCCACTTTACCCTGATTATGGTTCAGGCTACCATTCTCCCGATGTTTAAAGTCTAATCGGCATTTGACTATCTTTTAATGTAGACTAAACTACAATGACAATTGATAAAATCTTTTGCTGGTAATTCAGGGTCGCCAGGATGTAACCCTTGTCCCCCACCAAACATCTTAAATTTGGATTTGATAGGTATAGTTTTACCATTCATAATCACGTGAGATGTCTTGTTCTTACCTTTGAGTACATTTCTTACGTTGGCTTGTCCTGTACTTACCCACTTCTTATGAGTGTATCCCATAAATAAATGTTGGTCGAATTTAGTAGTTTCTGCTAAACTGTGTAATTCAGTGTCTACTAAACGCTTAACTCTATAATCTATTTCTTTATCAAACTTCGCTAACAAGTCCTTACGTATCTCTTGGAACGTTTTAGGACGTTTAAAGTCTTGAAATTCGCCATTCTTAACAACTGGAACTTTCATATTAATTTGTTTTTTTAACTCTTTTGCTATCGTTTTACTAATACTCGTTTTAACCTTAGCGTTAATTACCTTAATATTTCGTCTATTTACCGCCAATTGCTCTTTGATAAACTTAGTATTTTTATTAAAGTAATCTTTCATAAATGGTAACGACTTAGTTTCGAGCCTAGTCAGCCCTTTAGTACTTCGTGTCAGTATAGCGTTAGTGACGTTATTTACGCTTCTAACGAGTTGTTGAGGTCTACCTATAGGAAATAACCTTGTGATGGCTACAAGCGGTAAGAACACGTTCAAATCGCTTTGGTCTAGTTTCTGCTTTTCCACCACATTAGTCAATCCACTTAGGACTGTCATATTGTAAGTTTGTCTAACAAATGACCTCTCACTTATTTGTACTTGATTGATAACATCCTTTACTTGTCTAGTTGATACCTTACCATTGTCAGCAGTTTCTATTGCTTTCCCTATGGCTTTATCGAAGAACTTAGTATATTGTTTGCTGTTTAATGCAATACCACTCTCTATAAACGCAAGATTTAACTTTTCAATTAGTTCTTGTTTTTGCTTGATTGTCATTCTTCTTCAACTTTTGGTTCAGTTTTGACGACTTCCTCTTGCTTAATAGTCTTTTGAGACTCTATTCTTTCAGCCTCTAAACGTTCCTTATTGGACTCGTCTAACATAATACTAGCCTTATCTTGGTCTATGTTTAAGAACGTCATAAGCATTTGTAGAGCACCATCTCGTGATAATTCACCTTTATTGTATCCCTCTACTATCTGAACAGCACTTGTTATTTGTGCCCCATTTAGTAAAATCTCCTCAACTGATTCTTTACCATTCTCAACGCCTACTATATCGCCATCAGGATTGTTGTTATCAATCAAATCATCATCAGGGAATATAATTTCTTCCGACTTACGTTTCATCTCTTGTGCTAAATCATATAATTTGATCGCTTCTTTCTCATCTTCAGCATATCCGTATTTCTCTAAGTACCACGTTGGAGGCATCCAGTAGTTGTTTACTACTGTTCTATCCTCTTCTCGTTTTGCTTCATCGTCCGTGATAACACTGTCTTTCCACATTACGGAAATGTCTTTACGTTCAAACTCTCCGATATTAGGTAACATAGTTTCGGTATTGCTTATCAGTTTAATCAATAAGAATACATCTTGATAGTATCTCTCTATCGATGTTTCATATGTTTTGATAGTTTTAGCCGTATCGTCTTTGTCCGTTAACACTTGGGTTGCTGTAACGATAGTCTTCCCATCGTGTCTAAATGTACCTGAACTGACACCAATAGACGTGCTTACCATATCTATCCCAACGTTGAATCCTTGTACTTGTGACTCTATTCTAAGAGTAGGAGCAAACGCATCTATTTTTTTGTCGCCTGTTCCCTCGTCTTCATACGAAATAACATCAGGTGCATAGTTGTCGTAACTTGAATATAATCGTCCTGATTGTGCATCTTGTACTTGGTCAGTGATACCCTCGGGAATAGTTTTAAACATTCTCCCACCGATTAACTCGTTTGAGATAGTGTCAAAAGCCTCGTCTACAACCATTAACGCATCAATACAGTTAATGAACGCTCCTATGCCCTCTCTACTTCTCATATCAACGTTATTGTTAATAGGGTTAGTTCCGTATACAAATGTTGGAACATCTATATTGTAAACTTGTTCCTCCGAGTCAACCATTTCTCCAAACACTTCCGCTATACGATTTGTATAGTTGTGTTCAAATAGCGACTTCTTAGAACTACGATATAGTTCATTCTTTACATATCTTAATCCGTTCTCTTCATAATGCCATTCTAAGAGAGTATACCACCACGTCTTAGTTTGATGTCCCTCTTTCTCTTCTTGTTTAAACTCGGTATAAAATACAGCCTCGTGAGGTATCCCATTCTTCTCATTAGTAATGAACCCTCTATCAGCGGTTATATACTTCAAATAGAGTTTCTTATCTTCAATGTAGAATGTTGTGAATCGTCCACCTAAGTTGATTTGCGTTTCTAACTGTTTCTTATCCCTTTCGGCAAACTGACTTCTATCTAATACTTCCATAATCTTCTCGGTTGATGTACCGATAGTAAATTCAGGGTATTCAGCGTATATGTTCTTAACCATAAATTCACTGATTAATTTAGGCATATTAGCCGACTTACGAGTTTGACTGCTCATAGGTGTTGGGTTCCAATCGTGGAAATTACTCCATTTCCTGAATATACCAGGAGCGCCCATTATCTTTGTAACGTGTCCTTGATAAAGCATCTTACCCATTAACCTATAGTAATATGTAAGGTCATAGAAATCACTTAACCCTCTTAACTTGTCTCTAATACTAAGCATTGTTTAACCTCCTTACAAGTTACTTTCTCTTATCTAATCTTAATTTTAACCACACTTTGCGTAATGAATAAAACATACTATCCATCCAATGTGTAGCTTCTTTGCTTCCTTTGTCAGTCTTATCCCATTTACGTCCTGATTTGTCATATATCAACTTACTGTAATGACTTATCAATGCTAACGTCTTAGGTGTAAATACTATCATACCGTTTCTAAACGCTGGTAATAGATTGTCTATTCTTTCCTCTATACCGAACAAACCTTGCTTCTCAGCCAATTTAAACGAGAATCTAGGGTTACGTTTCTTCAATGATTTGGTTGTAGTAAACTCATTGTGGTCAGTGAATATGTCTCTAAACTTTCCACCGTATCTATCAAGGTATGGTTTAGTAAACTTCTTGAACTCAAAGTCTAACTCTTCTATGCTGACATTCCCATCAACGCTCATAAAGTCCACAATTGCTATTATACCGTTCATTAACTCTGCGGTGATAGTTATTACCTTAATATCCTTATCGTAATCTATACCGCCAAATAGACGCTTTACTTGGACTGTATCGTCCATTACAAGTAGTCTAGTTTTAAGAGCCATTAACACATCAGCAAATATACTTCCCTCAGGTGCTACTCTTAGACCTAATCCTTTTGAATAATATCTGAATGAACCTGGCACATAATCGCTTAATGCTCTCTCAATCATCTCAGGTGTGAATCTAGGATTATCTTGTCTTGTGAAATGGAAGTAATACCAGCCGTCTTTCTTCTCGTATTTATCCATATCTTCTCTAATACTATCAGGACACTCTCCTATGATATTACAAGAGTTGATTCTTTCCTTGTATATATCGTGGTCAGGATTATCTCCGTTTAAGTCCATTAATGTTAAAGGGTTCTCACAAGCCTCTTGTCTTGAAAAGGTCTCGTCTATAAACTCTTTGTTTGCTATATTACATTCGGTTATAAGAAATGTCTCAATACCCTTTGATAGAATAGATTGCCATTTACTTACGTCTCCGTATCCTGCGAGTATGTTATTTTTAATCCCTTTGTCTCCTGAATCAATCTCAAGAAAGTAACTACCAACTCTCGGCTTAACTAAACTCGTATTGTTATATACTTTCATTAATCCGTAATCGCTCTCTAATATACTATCTTTCATTATTCCGCTATTCTTAGTTGCGATACAATGTAGATGATAGTCGCTATCCATTACTCTTAGGTAATAGGCTACGGTTAATATAAACGTCTTACTAGACCTTGAAGTACCCTCACATACAATACCTCTTGTGTTTTTATCTAATGCGAGTTTTATTATCTCTAAATGCTTATCAGTAAACTCAAACATTATTACGCTCTAATGCTACTTTTAATATATCCATTAGGTTAGTTGATGAATCAGTATCAACAACAGTTTCTTTTCTATCACGCCAATCATTAGGTTTCCTATTCTTTAACCAAAATATCATTGACGTAGGGTCAGGTGCAACCATCTTAGTAATTTTCTTAGTGATTATGAATTCCCATTCCATCGTTTCTGTATTCCATTTATTTTCTTCAGTAACTTCAGTATACTCATATCCATTGGCTCTTTTGAATAAAGAACTCTCTACTTCATAGTCAGATACCTCTTTACCGTTTTTTAAGGCGTTGGAAAACTCCTTGTGCTTCTTCTGATATTCATATAGTGTACTCGTATTAATGCCGAGGTTGTGTGCTATCTGTTCGTTGGTTAAACCATCTCTAGCCCAGCCAACAACTAAATTTAATTTATCTTTAATCTGTGTATCGTATTTACTTGGTCTAGCCATTGACTCCACCTCCTCTTATACTCGTGAGCCGAGTTACCTTAGTTTGCTCTAAGCAGCGTGTTTCTCTCTTATCTTTGTAACCATTGCAATGTAGCAAGAATTACACATAATCATATTGTCGGTTCTATTAGGTAATAGTCTACCGATTAATGGTTCATTGCATACCTTACATTTCATTGTCTTGTTGCGTTTCTTTAATCTATCTTTAAACTTCATATATTACCTCTATGTTATTAGGATATTGCACCGATAGTTCTTTAGCATAATCTATAAATACATTTAGTGTTTTACTATCCGTGTTTTTAGTAGTTATCTCTGTTACCATTCCACGATCAATTTTGTATTTACAATTACTCATATGTATTAAGAAGTATACTGCGGTACTTATACTTGCACACACAATGTCGTTCCCTGCTGAACCCCAACCACTGTGACCCTCTATTTCTATCTTGTTATTACTTATAGTTATTTTTGTCATTGTGTAAAAACCTTATATCGTTTGTGCTTACCACATCTCGTACATCTAGTGACCCTTAAACTACACGTTGTTGAATTATCTAAATATTGTTCTTTGAATTTATGTCCAAATATTTTACATAATAGTTTCTTCATATACTCTCCTCATATTGCTATGTTATCGCCTAAGCGTTATAACCTAAATTAATGAGCAGTTTATAATAA